GTAAAGAAAGAGCCAGAGATCATTTCGCCTCCACCTACAGATCAACAGATCAGAGCAATGGCAATTGAAACAATTAATTTTTATGCTGATAAGCTCAAAGAAAGCAAAGAGGCTAAAAAAGAATTCATCTGGATTGCTGGAGGATTGCACGAGCTGTACAAGATGCTGATCAGATTTGAGATTCAAACCATTTCAAAAGAAGAAATGCTAGAGATCTGGAAGAAATCAGAAAAAATAAAGGATGAAGAAGAAAGGAAGAACCATTGCAGGATGCAATCGTATATTCTACTGGCAAATCAACTGGCAGACTTTGAAGCTCGAATAGATCAAGATGGAAAAATTAAACCGATTGAATCATGATCATAATAAAAGGCCAAGTGCCAAGCAAATCAAATGGCTACAGAATAGGGAATAATCGGTTATACAAATCCATTCCCTTAAAAGAATATGAAGTCAGTTTTGAATGGCAAATCAGAAAGCATAAAAGCCAGGTGATCACACAACCTTTTGAGATCTGGATTGATGTTTACTTCCAGTCTAACCGATCTGACCTTGACAATGCAGCAAAGGTAATTCTGGACTGCTTGCAAAGCACTGGGATGATTGAAAATGACAGACTTTGTTCTGTACTGGTAATGAGAAAGCATATTGATAAATTAGATCCACGAATTGAATTTGAAATAAAATGCCCACTAAAAATATAAAGCCAACAAGATTGCAAGCCATTGATTGGATTGATGCCCAATTGCTGAAGCCTACTGACAGATTTATCCTAAAGCCTGGGCATTACATCAATGACTTAAATGAATGCCTTAGAACGCAAAAGACTAGAATACTTTTTGCAGATGAAATGGAAGCCGCACTGGCTTACAGAAGAACCAAACAAATTAAAGACTATCTAAACCAAAAAATATGAAATTAACATTGCAAGACAAAGACAATGCATTGATGTATTTTTCACTATGCCAGGCATTGATCCAGGTGATAGAAGATGACTGGCGAGGCAACCCAGCAAATAAGCAAAAGATTAAGCAGATAACAAACCAGCAACTGGTGGAACTTCAGAAGGTGATAGAGATTCTTTTGCCTCCCAAAGATCATTCAGAATCTGGCATGGATGTCACTGAACAGTTTACAGATGCAACTGAAGCAATGCTTAATTTTTATAAATTAGGTGTGAAACTTTCCAGATTAGATCATATCAGAAAAGAAGGACTTACTATCCAGATGAATATTTTATTAAAAAATTACGGAATAGATTTGGATAATTAAAAAAAATATTTTAATATTTGTAAAGATTTGGAGATTGAATATTCCCGAACTCAAACAAAAGATCAAAGTGGCTTTGTTCGGTTTACCCACGGTACAAGTTTGATCAACTCATGGCCTCTCCCAATTTACCGATACTATAAAGCGGTTTAGAAAAATGATTTTAAACAGATTGGCTTAATAGTTAGAATCCCCCCAAGCATTTGGCAAATGGGAGGTTGGCAGATCGGAACAGACGGTCTTATTTTTTCAACCAAATAATTAAAAATATGTCAGATAACGACCTAGTACCACACAGATTAAGACACTTGATGGATAATGATGATTTACCCTACAGTGATAGTGTAGATCAACCATTGCATTACTCTGGGAATCAAATGCAAGCCATTGATGCCATTGAATCCTTTGAATTGAATTTCCATTTAGGCAATGCTTTAAAGTACATTGTACGATGCGATTGGAAGGGAAACAAAAAAGAAGATCTTGAAAAGGCCATCTGGTACTTAAATCGTGAAATCAATAACATTGATGGATAAGCTAGTCTTAGAATGTTTATCGGTTATTGTCGCAGAACTAGGATATATTTGCTACATTGGTTACATGATTTACATTGAATTAAAGAAAGGCAAATGACACGAAATCAGATAATCTCTGACCTTTACAACTCGAAAGAAATTAGCCAGGCACTGCGAAAGATGCAGCCAGCACATCTTCGAAATGAATTAAAACAAGAGATGTTTGTTTCTCTTTGCTCCATCAGCGATGAAAAGTTCTGGCATCTGCACGAAAACAAAGCACTGAAGTTCTGGCTAGTAAGATGTATGCTAAATATGATTTACAGTACTGGGATCAACCAGCCATTCTACAAAAACTTTAGACATCAGCACGAAGAACTGTTCACAGATCGGCCAGATATATACACGCAGCACGTTACTACTGAGGAAGAACGTAACCACCTAGAACAGTTATATGATCACTTGGAAGCAAAACGTGCTGGCCTTACCTGGTATGAAAATGAATTGCTAAACACCTGGACTGATTTAAAGTTTAATCAAAAGGAAATATCAAGAAAGACTGGAATACCTTACATGAGCGTAGTTAAAACCATCAGCGTAATTAAACAAAAGCTAAGGGATGAATAACAAGCCAGAAGAAAAAGCCAGGGAGCTGTTCAATAATTGTCTGTACTTTACTGGAGGAAAGATGATGGCCAGAGAATGTGCCTTGTTCATCTGCCAGAAATTAATTCAGCAGTGCAAGAGAATGGATGATAAATGCCATACACTAGACACAATTGAAGAACTTTACAAAATAGACATAACATGATGGTAGTTTTAGCAGCCATTTCATTGGCTATATTTTTTAATATGAATTCACTGCCACAACTTTGGCACATGAACTTTAAGCCATTTAATTGCGTTCCATGTCTTTCTGCCTGGTGTGCTTTGGTGTTTCTATTTATCCCAGCAGTAATGGTAGAGCAAATCGCTATCATGTTTGGAGCTGGAGTAATTGGTGCAGTGATCTACAGATTAATTCATAAGCTATGACACAAGAAGACAGAGATTTCCTGGAATTGCATAAGATCAACTTTGAAGCAGTAGAGCTAGGATATACCAGAAACATCCAGTTTAATGATCTTACCACCTACACTGAAATTTACCAAAAGTACTTGGATCGCCAATTCTTTCTGAATGCCTGGTGTGGTGCTTGCGTATTTGATATGCTAAAAAGACTAAACCATTATTATAAAAATCTACAACCAATCCAGCAACCAAATGTCGAAATTAAGAATCCTAGGGGTAGGAAGTCAAAATAGTGGTGTAACCTACCACAGACTAGCACTGCCCTTATCAATCATGCAAAAGGAATACTGCATGATTACCGATACTATCACAGAAGAACTACTAGAAGAAAAGCAGTTTAATTTGGTGGTAGTAAATAGATTCCTGGAGAATACCCAGTTGATGACATTACTTGGATGGAGAGCTAAATTTGGGTTTAAGTTAGTGGTAGACATTGATGATTACTGGTATCTGTTTGAAAAGCATTTGTCAAATTATAACTACAGAAAACTAGGAATAACTAAGATAATCCAGGACTACATTAAGTTTGCTGATCTGGTAACCACCACACACCAGCGATTGTATTACGAAATTATCAAGATCAATAAGAACTGCCAGATACTACCAAACGCATTGCCATTCGATCGGGATCAGTTTACATCTGTTACAATTCCACACGAAAAGGTAAATGTGATTCACACTGGATCAATTACTCACTATCCAGATATGCAGCAATTGAAGCAACCATTTCAAGAACTGGCAAAGTCTAGGGTTTTTAGAGAAACTGCCAAGATGGTTTTGTGTGGATTCCATGAGGCCAATGCCTGGCACTGGAAGCAGATGATGGATCTTTACACCTGCGAAGGTAAACTAGATTATGAAATCTTAAACGCACTACCAGTTGATAAGTACATGAACTTTTACAATGAGGCAGACATTCTTTTAGTGCCATTGCTGGACAATAAATTCAATAGGCTTAAATCAAACCTAAAGGCTTTAGAAGCTGGAGCAAAGCGCATTCCTATCATGGCCTACAATCGTGCGCCATATGATGACATACCTACGATCTGCGCAGTGGATAACTGGGAGCGTGACATAAAAAGAATGGTGCATAGCCCACAAATGCGCAAAGATTATGCGGAGGCTAATGCAGAATATGTGCGTGAACATTACGATATATTCAAATGGAATGAGGTACGATTTGCTATTTATAATAAAATAACAGAATAGATATGCCAGTAAGTTTATGTTCAAACGGAAAATATAGAATCGGATCGGGTGCTTGCATCTACGATTCTGAAGAAAAAGCAATACAAGTATGGAAAGCTATATTATCAAGCGGTGAATTTTTAGCTGATATAAACAAGGTTTCAATTGACTTTGATGATACGCTTACAACCATGCAAGGCCAGGCATTAGCTAGAAGACTAATAAGCCAGGGGAAAGATGTCTATATCATTACTAGAAGACAATCTCTTTTGTATAATGCGGTTTATGAGATGGCCGATAAACTAGGGATTTCAAGATCTAAAGTTTATTTTACTAATGGAAGATATAAGTGGGAACAGATTAGAAGATTAGGCATAGGAACTCATTACGATAACAATCAGACAGAGGTTGATTTGATCAACAGAAATACAGACACCAGGGCATTCAAATTTGCAGCTGAGGATTCATACAATGATTACCCACAAGCAGCAGTGGACAATGCTAAAAGTGCTTTGAAATATGTAGGCCAGTATGGCTGGGGATCTTGCGGAACTGATGTAGGAAAAGCAAGAGCGTATCAATTGGCCAATAGGGAAAATATTAGCAGGGATACAATTGCTAGGATGGCATCTTTTAAAAGACATCAACAATACAAAAATGTTCTTTATGAGGAAGGATGCGGAGGCTTGATGTGGGATGCCTGGGGAGGAACAGAAGGCATTGAATGGGCTATTAAGAAACTGCAAGAAATTGATAAGACTACACTAGCAGTAGGAATTCCACATTACACAGCAGATGGCAAACTATGGACTGGAGAAACTCACAAAGATGCAACTGGAAGATTGATGACTGGTGCAGTACATACTGCTGATTCACAATATTTGTATCATTACGATGAGCTGGCAGAGATTGGTGAAAGAGGTGGGATTGTTGAATCTCCTAAAGCACCAAATTCAAAGACTGCAAACAAAGATCCTAAAGGCCAGGGAACTGCTGGAGGTGATGCAAGTGGTAAGAGAGGTGCAGATGTAACTGCACAGCAAGAGAAAACACTGCAACAAAAGGCAGATGATTTCAATGATCGTGATTCAAATACCAAAAATGGCAGAGCCACACTTGGAGCTTTGAAGTCAGTATTTCAAAGAGGCTTAGGTGCTTACAACACAAGCCACAGCCCACTGGTAAAATCAGCAGAGCAGTGGGCATATGCAAGAGTAAATGCGTTTCTGTACCTGCTAAAAAATGGCAGACCAGAGAATTCAAAGTATGACACAGATTTTGATTTACTACCTAGCTCACATCCTAAAGCAAAATAAAAGTGCAAGCAACTGACAAAGAATTTTTTGACCATGAGATCGAAGGTGGAATCACTCCAGAGAATCCAGACTATTATAATTTGATGCAAGCTACGGCAAACATAATTAAGAACTATGCTCATTCAGTTATTGAAATTGGTGCTGGCATGGGAACACTTGGAGAGATACTACAAAAGGAAGGGATTAAATATTACGGTATTGAACCAAATAAATACCATCGTGATTTTGCTAAGAACAGAGGTGTAGAGCTTAAAGATTTAGGAGGCTATCCAGACCACTGCGAAATGATTGTTTCAATCGAAGTGCTAGAGCATTTGACAGATGAGCAGATCAATGAGTATTTAGAAAGTATTGATGCCAAGTATTTCTATCTTAGTTCCACACCATACACCACCAATCCAGAATTCGATGCCTGGTGGGGACATATAAATTTAAAATCAGTAGATCAATGGATTGCATTCTTTGATGAATATGGTTATAAAGTATTA